AATCGATTCTTGCCAAGATCCTAAATTCATCTCGTTGAGCCTTGTGAAGCCTCTTGTGAATAGCCGAGAAGAATTTACTGGATGCTTCCAGTAATGCCATAGTTGTTCCTACAGGACCATAGGAAGCTGCTTCCGATACAATTTGTTCTGTACTGTCAGCAAATTTCTGTCCGGCTGCTGTGACAAAACCCAGCATCTGGAACAAAGTTTGGGAAGGCTCTTTATAGGGGAGAGGAACGATAGCCTTCGCTAAGTCCATTCCTGTAGTCTCAACTTCTTTAAACTCACCGGGACTGATTGGATCGTTATCGCCAACCATTCTAACACCCTTGGCCTTAAAGCCTCCCGGTAGATTCGCAAATTGACCTGCATCAATGAGACTTCTCATTGCTGCTGTTGCACTCATGGTCAAATTTCCCAAGAAGTGCATGAGGCCAAATCCATAGAAACTAAATCCCGGTACAAACCTGTAATGAACGAAGTGTGATACTCGTTCTTGGTTCTTATCTTCAGATTTATAATTTCTACGAATACAAAGAACCTTTCTGGATTGCTCCTCTATCGTTACGATATATGGCAAAGCAATTCCTTCTTCAGAATTAGATTCTTTAATCTCTAGGTAACAGTGTTGTTCCAGTAAGACATATTGTGGATCTGCATCAGATGTGGGGGATAAACCCAGAATAGTATCCATCTTGGAGGCAAAGGCCGTGGGTTCTGGATTCGTGGCATCTGGTAATTCCAGATCAGAATATACTCCAGAACGAACATCTTTTGCCAGATCTACTGGACTCCTGTAAATTACATGGGTATACCTATCTGCCTTTCTCAGGTTACTGGCATAATAGGAAACATAGAATTGATCAATAGGAACAAACTCAGAGACAGGACGTTTCAGAGTTGCATCATAATATATTTTCTTGAAGGCTGATCCTATGAGAGGGAGATGGAACAACATCCTTTCAAACTCATCAAAGTACTCAGGCATCTGTTCCGTGAGTTGATAGTTCATGAAGTTCTTTACACGATTGGATTGCATCTCCATCTTGGGAGAGGACTTCCCTAGAATTTGTGTCTTTACAGGACCAGAGGAGGGAAACAATTCCTGAGATGCCTTGCTCTGGAACTTCACAGCAGATTCTATGAGTAAGGGATGTACAGCAGTACAGGCTCCCTCAAATGGTTCTGAACCTTCCTGTATCTTCAGACCCAGTAGATCAAAGCCCCTTTCAAACATGGATTCCCATTCCTGTCGGGAACTTTTATCTGAGTCATAATTATTATAGACATCCTCTGCAATCTTACTGAGTTCACTATCATCCAGTTTCTCTGCAAGATTACCGTACCATTCCTTTATAGGCTCATCAGCCTCCATCTCTACGGTACTGGAGAAATCTACTATTACTCCTCCATCAGGCTCTACTTCAAACGTAGCCTCTTGTTCCTCTTCTAGAGCTACAGGATTCATGGGAATAACATTTGCCAGTTCCTCTGGTATCTTTTCAAATGGATTTCGTTCTGTTGCCATTATATTGCTCTCATATTGTATGTATTGGGATTACGTTCCACTATGGAACCACCTTGTTTATATGTCATAGTTTTTCCAAATACAGGATTCTTTGCCAATACCAATGGTCCTACTTGTATTACTTCTGTTGCAGATTCAATTGGTGTTACAGCTTCAATTGTTTTCCCTGCCTGATCAAAAGATTCTCTTGTGTAGAAATGTCCATGTCTTCGTGGATCATATCCTACTTGAACCCATTCATCATTTTTCAATAAATCTTTTACTGTATTTTTTAATTCTTGTGGATTATGATTTTTCCAACCACCTTCCATTACTCCAAAAGGTGCTTTAGTTTTTTCACCTATTCCTACTTTCATTGCTGCATCAGTAGATGGAGTAAATTTAACATCTGTTAAGTATGCACTTTGACCATATACTTTTGCACCGCCTGAAGGTGTTAATGTAGCTATCCACTTATCAAAATCTTCATATGCTCGAATATCTAATCTAGAAGTTGTTATGGTTCCATCTTCAATAGCTCTATTTGCATAAAGAATACCAGATCCTCCTAATTCGTTATAATCTTTATCAAAAAGTTTTCCTTTACCGGGACGTAATGCAAAAGCTATTTCTTTTTCTGTTGGTATATTCTTTTTTATAAACTTATTCCAATCATCTAGTGAAATTTTTCTTATAGCTTTAATTTCTTTAACAGTTTTTTTATGGGCTTCTACAGATTTTTTTCCTGCTTTCACATCTCGTACTGATTGTTGTAATTTTTCTAGTTTCTCTCCTGATATTTCTCTATATCCTGAACCTTTATTATTGGCTTTCCAATTTAGAATATCATCAGTATCTATATCTAATGCTTCTTTAATAGATTTTGTTTCATCTACTTGAGAAATATTTGTAAATATCTTATCAAATTTTGTTGTATGACCTGTAATTAATTCTGGTGAAATATCTCCTTGGAATCGTAATTCTGTTGTAGTATAATAAGGTTCTGGATATCCCGAACCTCCTATAGACATTCCTGTTTCATCTACATTGTCATAAAATCTCTGTCTAGCTTCAGGAGTTAATAATTTTTTTGTACTAGAATAACTTCTTTGATTAGGTAAATTTTCAATCATTTGTCGTGGAACTTTTACTTCTAAAAGAACTCTATCTTCCATAGGAGCATGTGCATCTATTCTTTTTTTAATATGTTTTGTAATTTTTTCTCCTTTTGGCATTGAAGCATAACCTAATCCTGTATCTGGATCAGGAGTCAAATATGAAAATCCTTCCGCATCTGCTTTTATTCCTTCTTTTGCTACCCTTTCTAAATTTGCTTTATTGGTTCCATGATAGAGTGTAACGTAATCATTATCCTGCAATTCATCAAATAAAAATTTATTTTTTAAATTTGGAAAATCTATTTTAGGTATAGCTTTTGTAGCTGCTTTAACACCAGCCTTTATACCTCTCATACCTAAACCTAAAATGGGAAGTGTTCCCAAGGCAGACAATCCTGTGAGAGCACCTTGTCCTAATGCTCTGGGAATATTTCCTTCTTCTATGGCTTCCTTTGTTTCCCCTGCAAACATGGGAGTTTCATAGGCAGCAATTGCATGTCCTGTGCCGGGAGCCACAGCTAATCCTAATTGTTGCATGAGAGGAAGTTCTTCATATTGTTCATATGCTTGTGCAGCCATAGAAGGATCTTCAGGCATGGGTGTAGGTGTAGCTTCTCTGGAAGACACTCCTAATTTATTATATAACTCACTCATAATTGCTGGATCAACTGGCATGTACTTCCCCCATTACACTATTATACATTAAAATAGAATGGAATGCAAGTCTTTTTTAAAATAAATTACGTTCTCCAATATGTAACTCTTTTTTTTCTTTTGGGTTCATCATCCCATTCAGGATCATCAGGATGTGAAAGATGCCATGAATCTCTCATGAAATGAACAGCCATTGTCAGGGCATCAACCTGATCATCATGGGCTGCATTGGGAAACTGTATGAGTTCTTCCACTAGATCATCTGCCCATCTCTTGTTCTTGGGTATCCATACTCTTCCTGTTTCCAGAAGAGGAGATGCAGAGTAGACACGACTAACCTTGTCTCTGTCGGGAAGATATTCCCTTACAGGAAGTCCACTTCTTCTCATGTCCTGTATGAGTGACTGTCCACTGGCCTTCTTCTCTATGATACAAACATCTGGCTTATAGTCCTTGTACATGATCTGGGACATCCTCCTGAGTTCAGGGTACTCAAACCTTCCCTTGATGTTTCCCAGAAGTATGAGATTAGATATGTAACTTTCTTTTCCTTGTTCATCTTCCTCGTGCATGGAAAATATACCCCATGTCTGTATTACAGAGAAATCTGCTGTAGTTTTAGTGGAGAAAGCTGTGTCATAGGTTTGCAGGATGAAATCACATGTGGGAGGTTGGGAATGTTCCCACCATTTGATCCATCTTTTCTTTATGAGTCCTCCCTCTTCTGGAGTGGGGTTCTGCATGTACAGGGCATTCCAGTATCTGGACCCATTGGAGGCTTTTATTTCATTTTCATCTATTTGTAGTATCTCTTTTGGTTTCCATTCTGGGAAATAGGAAGATCCCTCTGGGAGATTCAGTAATTGAGAGGCTTCATTGTCCAGCCATGCAGGTATTCTTACAACATTCCACGGAATAATCTCATATTGGTCCATTTCCTGTTCCTGTTTCAGGAGCCAGCCACATAGATCATCATAATGGTATCTTGTATTAATGATAAGTATGGCACCATTGGGCATGATACGGGTTCTCAGACCAGCAGGATACCATTCCTTTACATATCTACGTCCTGCCTCTGAATATGAGTCCTCTTCAGA